GATATAATATCTCTATCGATGATTTAAAATTATTTGAAAATACTGAAGAATATAGTCAAACAGAAAATAGTTATAATTATATTGAGCAGTATAATGATTATATGGATGAAATAAAAGGGGTTAAACATTATTTCGATAGATTTAAACTTAAAGAAGAAACAGGTTCGTCATCAACTGGGTCATATGAAACTCCAGGTTTTTTAGCTAAAAATATTCCAAATATGAGACAAGGTGCTAAGACAACTTATGGTGGTAAGGGCGGTAAATTTGTTAAAATAAAAAATAAATGTAGAAAGTTCCCATATTGTTCTCAAGGATCTGTTGACAACCCAATAGAGTTATCGGATAAGTATAAAGGTGAAAGTTCATTATCGGGTGAAATGGAATTAACTCCAACTTATCCAAAAGGATATAAAGGTAATACTAAATTAACCAAGACAAAATGGGTTAATGAATCTTATGAATTATCTAATAATGATAAATTAAAGGATAATTGGGCGGTATTTAAGGTAATGTATGGTAAGAAATTTTATGTAACCGGATTAAATGAAGGTAATACGAATAAGATAGATGAGTTTAATGATGTAAAATATTCAAATGAAAAGGTATTAAAATTCACATATAAAGAAGCTTTGGGGTTAGTTAAAGAAAATGGTGGGTTTGGTATTAAAATAGGTGTTGTGAACGATAAAGGTATTCAGAAAGTTTATGATATGTCAAATAAAAAAGGATATATAACAACTTCTGATGATGTAAAATATATACAAGAAGAAGGTGTTAAAGATAATATATTATTAGGTTATGATAAGTTAAGGGATAGTATATATAGGTTATATTATGTGGGAAAAGCGTTAGGTAAATTCGGTTATAATTTTCCTTCACTATATCGTGATTTTAAGAAACATAAAGGTGATAAGGATGCTTTATTATTAGTGGTTGCTAAATATAAAGCTGAGTTGGAAAGTTATATGGACGAACTATTTAAAAATCATCCGAACTATGAAATAAAACGTATATTAAAGAAATTAACTGCGGAGTTAAAAGAATTAGAGAATTTAACATTGGATAATTTTGAAAAAACACCTGAGAAATTTACAAAACATCAAACAGATATTTTATTAAAACGTTATAATGTAACACCTGATGGTGTAAAAAGAACAAATGAGTCTAAAGAAGCAATCCCTGGTGGTTTATCCAGTGGTATTGATATTAGAGAAATCGCTAAAAAACATAAAGTATCCCCACAAATAGCTATGAAAGAATGGTTAAAAGGGATTAAAGTTGAAATGGAACATACTAATAATAAGAAAATTGGTAGAGAAATTGCTAAGGATCATTTATATGAAGATATTTATTACTATAAAAAATTAGCGAAAATAGAAAAGTGATATATTTATAGGTATGAAAATAAATGAAAGGTATGAAAATGTAGATGATTACAGATTCGTTGATAGAAAAAGTAAAAATATGAAACCAAGAAATAGGAAAATTGCTATGGAAGATTTATTTGATGATGATAAAGATATTTTAATGGATGAAGATATCGCTTCTAATGAAAAGGTTGCTTATGTGTCAAAGTCAAAGACTAAAGATATTAAAAAGACTGTTGATGATTTAAAAAAGAAACAAATTGCGGCTATTGTTGTTGATAATATAAATGAATCTGAAAATAATAAAATTGAAATATATTATGTCATGGATTCAAAAGGGTATGTAAAAAATCTTTCTAAATCATATGAAAATGCCGACAATTTTTTGGAAAAATCGTTAAAATATAATGGTAAAATTGGACATAAAGTGGTTTCAAAAAAAGATTGGGATGGTGAAAAAATAACAGTATCGAATATTAAAACATATAAAATGAATGAATCTATGGACGGTGGATGTGGTTGTGGTGGTAAAAAAACCATTAGAGAAGCTGATATAATGGGTAGTAGAAGTTTACCTGGTATTGGTGGGGCGGCACCTGGTGTTGGTATGTATAATAAAATATCGAAAGATAATGCTAAGACAAATAAATCGGCTTATGAAGAAAGTATGAAAAAGGTTTCTAAATATAATGATATTAAGTTAAAACAACCTATGATTGATAATGAAGGTGTGATTAAGACGGCTACAAGTGATGATGATAAATATACGAAGAAGTATGGTATTAAAAACGATGAGGCTTATATAGATCAATTATCAAGAAATGGTAGTGGTATGGAAAGTTTAGATTACGATACAGAGCCATCAGATGAGTGGAAAGAAAGATTTAAGAAAGATATTGGTGGGGATGATAGTTTTATGGCTAAACTAACTAAAAAAAGAAAAGAAATTAAATTAAATACTCCGGTATATAATATTTTCCCTAAAGATGGTAAAATTGGTGATCAAGTAAACGTATTCAATGGTATAGGTAAAAATAAAAATGTTGAGAAATTAAATAGAGAAAAGAAAATGAGCGAATCAGTATCATCTATCGTTGATAGAGTTATATCAGAAGCAATTAAAATAAAAGAAGGTAAAAAATCAAAACCGGATTTCTTGGATTTAGATAAAGATGGTGATAAAAAAGAATCAATGAAAAAAGCTGCTAAAGATGTTAATTGGAAAACAAGACATTATGCTAAATCGTTACAAATCAAAGCGGAAAAAAAGAAAGAAGTAAAAGAATCTGAAGGTTGGGTTACTATATTAAGTAATGATGATGTAAAAGAAATTAATTCTAAATCACAACCAATAGTTAAAAAACCATCCGATAATATGGGTATAGCGACAGGATTTGGGTCAATTAATTTAGGATCGTTAAGAGTTGAAAATGCTGAAAATTTAGATAAGGTAATTATCCCAACAGAATACCAAATAAATGGTTTAGTGTTTGAAATTACTGATAATAATAGAACCGCTAAAGTTAGGTTCGAAGAAGGGGAATTAATCGTATTAACTGATAAGAATAGGGAAATGATTAATGAAGAATCATCTAAAATAATGAAGTTAATGAATTATAATTATAATACAAAACCAGCTGCTAGAAGTGTAATGAAAGAAGATGTTAACGCAACTTTAAAGAAAATGTTAGACGATGTAAAAGGTTTATCTAAAGGATAAATATTATAACTAAATGATACTAATGTATTTAAAAGCCACAAAGAATTATATTTTTTCTTGTGGCTTTTTTAATGCTTTATTTTCCCCATTATTTAATTAAAATAAAGGTATAAACAGATATTTATAAATATGGAATACACAGGTAAAACAAGTAACGCACAAAAAAGAAAACCTAAAGGTGATATTAAATATAATATTGATCTTAATGCTGAACAAAAAGAAGCTAAACGGTTAATAATGGAGAACGATATAACAGTTCTTAAAGGACAAGCCGGATCAGGAAAAACAATTCTTAGTTGTCTGATTGCGTTGGACTTATATAATAAAAGGGAAATTGAGAAAATAATTATCTGTCGTCCAGCCGTATCGAAAGAAGAGATTGGGTTTTTACCTGGTGGAGCTGATGATAAATTACAACCTTACATTCAACCAATACATAATAATTTTTATAAATTAACTAATAAGTTAAAGGTGGATGAGATGATTAAAGATGGTGTAATACAAATGATACCTTTAGCCTATATGAGAGGACATACCTTTCAAGATTCATTTATCATAGTGGACGAGTGTCAAAATCTTATTCATACTCAAACAGAATTAATTATTGGTAGATTGGGTATGAGAAGTAAAATGGTTCTTTGTGGTGATACATCACAAGTTGATTTAAAAAATAAAAAAGAATCGGGTTTATCATTCCTATCGAGTTTAGATAGTAGAGTTAAAGGTTTTAAAGTAATTACTTTAAAAGAAAACCATAGACATCCGATAGTTGCTGATGTATTAAATATTTATAAAGAATTCAATGATTAAAATGGATAACCCTAAAAACTTTATAGAATATATTGGAAAGTTTTTACCGAAAGAAAAGACTAAAGAGTTTTTCATTGAGCAAAATATTAGAGTGGAACAAACTGACTTATTTATTGATTTTACCATTACCTTATTATCAATATTATATGATAGTTTTTTAGGTGATGATATTATTACAAATGATACTGATAGGTATAATCACTTCAATTGGATATGGAAACAAACAATAAATCAGTATAAGAAAGAAAAAATTAAGTTTAAAGAAGAAGGGTATCATAAAGATTATTTTTGGTATTTTTTACATGAAAACTTTTATATTACTAAAGATAATAATAAGGATAAAATCGTTATAGGTATGAAAGAATTTTTTAGAACAGTTTTAGATGTCACTAAAGATAAGACTATGAGTGATCTAGATAACGTGAAGATAATTTATGAATTATTAAGAGATAACTTGGAAAATAAGTTAAACTAACTATTTATTGTAATATGGATGATATTACAAGTGAATATTTAAAATGTAGTTTAGATTACGTTTATTTTATTGAAAATTACTTAACAACATACGATCAAACACAAAAAGGTAATGTTCCTTTTAAATTGTTTGATATACAAAAACCAGTACTACATAATTTTAAAAATGAAAGATATAACCTGGCTTTGAAATACAGACAAGCTGGGTTATCTACTATTACAGCAGCTTATGTTTGCTGGTTATTAATGTTTGCTGATGAAAATTCACCTGAGAAAGTTCTTATTGTCGCAAATAAAAGGGATACTGCGGCTTTAATGTTGAAGAAGGTTAATGAGTTTATTAACCAATGCCCTGATTGGATGTTTGAAGTTCCGAAGAAGGATATGTATGATAAAACAACCGAATTTCATAAGGTAATGTATAACAAATCGGAAGTTAAGGCTGTTGCAACGTCAATGGATGCTTTAAGGGGTTATACACCAACTTTAATGATTATTGATGAGGCTGCACATATCGATAATATTGATGTGGAAGAATTTTGGACGGCATCAATGGCTGCATTATCAACAGGAGGACGAGCTATACTGATATCAACTCCTAATGGAAACGATTTGTTGTATTGGAAAACGTATAATAATGCTAAGTTAGGTAAGAATACCTTCGTAATAAACGAAATTAAATGGTATCAGGATCCAAGGTATAATATCAAGTTAATGTGGACTAAGGAAGATCAAACCATTGAAAATTGGAATGATTCGGAATGGAAGGAACTCGTAATTAATGGTTGGAAACCAACTTCGCCGTGGTATGAAGGGATGAAAGCCGATATGGATTCACCTAGAAAAGTAAGTCAAGAGATTGATGGTAATTTTGTGGGTTCAGGTAATACATTTGTTACAGGTGAAGATATCGATAAGCAGGAAAGAGAAAATGTGATTAATCCAATTAGAATTGAAGGGTTTGATAAATCTGTGTTAATATTTAAAGAACCTGAAAAAGAACATAGATATGCCGCTGGATTAGATATTTCATTAGGTCAATCAGATGATTGGAGTGTATTAACTATTGTTGATTTCGATACTTGGGAACAGGTATTCGAATGGAGGGGTAAGATGGCTCCGGATGTGGTTGCTGAGTTTATATTAAAGTATTTGGAAATGTATGGTAATCCAATGTTAATAACTGATTTAACTGGTGGATTGGGGTTAATTTCAGTAAATAAGTTAAAAGAATTCGGTTATAAAAACTTCTTTTATGATTATAAGGGAAAGGATATGTATGGTTATATCAATAAGGATGATTTACCAGCTGGTTTGGTGATAGGATCATCAATAACTAGAATGAATGTGTTAGATGCGTTTGAAAGGAATGTGAGACAAGGTTTTAAGGTGAGAAGTCAAAGAACATTATCTGAAATGAGAACATTTATAGTAACAGCATCTGGAAGACCTGACCATATGAAAGGATGTAATGATGACTGTTTATTTTCTTTAGCATTGGCATTATACTTATGTGAGGTAAGATTTAAAGAACTTTCAAAGAATGAATCACAAGTAAAATCATTATTAAATTCATGGACGGTTGAAACTACTGTTACAGGTATACCAACTTATAATATGCAAGATAAAATGAATCCATTAGGTGGTCAATCAAATCAAAATCAAAATCAAAAAGAATTTGGATGGTTATTCGGAATTTAAAAAAAAATAAATATTTATATATATATATGGCAGAACAAAATTTAACGATATTTCAGAGAATGGGTATTCTATTAGGACCCAATAATGAAAATAAAAGAAGGGTGAATAAACCTCAGATACCTGTCGATCCTTTATTGGTAACAACAAATCCTGAAGAGTTTAAAGTAGCTAAAACAGAGCTTCAACAACAAAAATACGTAAATGATTTATGGGGTAAGGTTGAAAATGATATGTATGCTCGATCAATTCATAACGAACCAACTAGGATGGCAGCGTATTACGATTTTGAATCAATGGAGTTTTTCCCTGAGATTGCAGCGGCTTTAGATATTATGTCGGAAGAGGCCTGTTTGGTTGGAACCACTCTAATACCGTTATTAAATGGAGAGACTAAAACAATTGAAGAATTATATAATAATAATTTTTCTGATTTTTGGTGTTATGGGGTTAAAATCGATGAAAATAAGATAAGACCAACATTAATTGAAAAGGTTATTTATAAAGGTGAAAAAGATGTTTATAAAATAACATTGGATGATGGTACTGAAATTAAGTCGACTGAGGATCATAAATGGTTGGATTTTAATAATAATTGGGTTGAGACTAAAGATTTAAAAAATGATTCATCATTAAAAAAGATAACCCAGTTAATTGACGATTTTGGTGGTAATAGAGTGATTAGTGTTGAGTATTGTGGTAAAGAAAAAGTATATGACCTATTTAATTCATCTGTGGATAGCACATTCGCCATTAAATGTAAAACTGGTATGGTTATCTCACATAACTGTGTGCCTTCTGAACAAGGTAAAGTATTAACAATATTCTCGGAATCGGAAAGGGTTAGAACAATACTTCAAGACCTTTTTAATAAAACATTGGATATTGAAACAAACTTACAAGCTTGGACTAGAAACGTACCCGTAAGACAGAATAGTATGATACCATTATTAAATGGTGAAACAATAACTATTAAAGAGTTGAGTGAGAGAGTTAAGGGTGGTGATGATGTTTGGACATATTCAATACAAGATGGAACTAAAAAAATAGTTCCGGGTAAAATTATTTGGTGTGATTTAACTAGAAAAGATTCTGAGTTATATAGAATTACATTAGATGATAACACTTATATTGAAACAACTCCAGATCATCCGTTTATGTTAAGAGATGGTTCATTTAGAAATGCTGAGGAGTTAAAAGATGGTGATAGTTTAATGCCTTTTTATACTACACTATCAAAAGATAAAAGGGTGATTAAGAATTATGAAAGGGTTTACGACCCTTCAATAGGTAAATATAAATACACTCATAGTGTTGTATCACATCAGTTTTGTAATATAGAAGAGGAAAAAAAGACAAAAACTATTTATGTTACACATCATAAAGATTTTAATAAGTTAAATAATTCCCCTGAAAATTTACAAAGAATGACTACTAACGATCATTCTAAATTACACATCATGTATGGTGAAAGAGGTAGGGAAATTCTTAAAAGAGAAGATGTTAAAGAAAAAAGAATGGTTGGTATTGATAGGTATTTAAGATCTGATAAAAGAAAAAATCGTTTATCGGAGGAAATGAAAGGTAAATACCCTAAATATTTTGAAGAATATAACAATTCTGAATTACATGAAAAAGATAATATAATTAGAAAAAATACTATGTTAGATAATTGGTCGACTGAGGAATTTAAAAATAAGACAATTCATGGTATGACAATTACTTTCAATGATGAATGTTTTGACTACATATCAAATATTATAAAAAATAGTGATAATTATATTGGTGTAAATAAATTAAGTAATATCCTTAAATCAGATGAGAATTTTATTAATATCCTTAAAAAATCATATAAATTAAGAAAAGATTTAACTAAGTCGATTAACCCTACAACGCTAAATAAAGTTATATTAAGATATTCTAATAAAGATTATTTTGATTTTATCTATTCCGTTAAACCGGAAATATTTTCAGATAAATCATATATCAAATCTAAAGCCATCTCTTATGGGAAAAAAGCTAGTAAAGAAAGAGGTAAAGTATTAAATCATAAAGTATTATCGGTTGTTAAAATAAATGAAACTGATGATGTATATTGTATGGAAGTAGTTGGACCTAATAATGAGCAAGATAGGCATAATTTCCCTGTTTGTTCTTTCGATGAAAATGGTCATTTTTCTAGGAATGGTGTTTTTGTTTCAAATTGTAAATACGGTGATAATTTTATTTATTTACATTTAGAACATGGTGAGGGGGTTGTTGGTTGTACCCAATTACCAACAATTGAGATTGAGAGGTTTGAAGATACAGATTTAATTGCTAAAAAAAAGAAAATAAAATTCCAGTATAAAACTAAAGATTTACAATTCGAACCATTTCAAATTGCCCATTTTAGGTTGTTAGGTGACGATAGAAAACTTCCATATGGGACCTCAATTTTGGAAAAGGCGAGGAGGATTTATAGACAATTAGTAATGTCTGAAGATGCTATGTTAATTTATAGGGTTGTAAGAGCACCTGAAAGAAGAATCTTCAAGGTATTTGTTGGTAATATGGAGGATAACGATATTGAGGCATATATCCAAAAGATAGCTAATAAATTTAAAAGAACTCCTATTGTTGATAGTAAGACAGGACAAATTGATTTAAGGTATAATCAGGCGGGTATTGATCAGGATTGGTTTGTGCCGGTTAGAACCGAAAACGCGGTAAATCCTATTGATACGTTACCTGGAGCGGCGCCATTACCGATTGACGATATTGAATATTTACAAAAGAAATTATTTGCGGCTATTAGAGTGCCAGCACCTTTTTTAGGGTTTGGTGAAGCTGTGGGTGACGGTAAAAACCTATCATTATTGGATATAAGATTTTCAAGGACTGTAAATAGAATACAAAAATCAATGATTCAGGAATTGAATAAGATTGCAATCATTCATTTATTTATGTTGGGATATGAGGAGGAGTTAGATAATTTTACATTAGCATTAACTAACCCATCAACTCAAGCGGAATTATTAAAAATTGAGTTATGGTCACAAAAATTAGATATATATGCAAAAGCAATGTCTGATGCTGGTAATGGTTTCTCAGCCATATCTATGGTAAGGGGTAAGAAAGAAATATTGGGTATGTCAGACGAAGAAATTGCATTAGACTTACAACAACAAAGAATTGAGAAAGCTGCCGCAGCTGAATTAGCTAATACTGCGTCAGTTATACCTAAAACAGGTGTTTTTGATAAAGTGGATAAAATATATGGTGTTAAACCAGGTGAGGGTGGTCCAGTTCCAACTGACGGTAATCCTGAAGGTGATAATCAATTTGGTGGAGGACCAAGTCCTTTCGGTAATGGACCTGAACCAAGTAATGATTTTGGTGGAGATTCTGAAGAAGCTGCTGATATACTACCTGAACCCGGTAATGAGGTTGGTGGTGGAACACCTCCTATTGGTGGTCCTGAAGGATTACCTCAAGAATCATTCATACCTGGTAATCGCAAACCTTTAATAACTGAAAAATTGACAAGTAAGACAGATAGTTATAATAGGGATATAAAAGAAATGATAGAAAAAATCAATAAAAGTATTCTTTAATTGAATAATCATATATTTATATATAAAAAATACAACTATGACATTTGGTAAAATTAAGCAAGATATAAATAACATTTTATTAGAATCTTATTCGAATAAAAATAAGTTTAAAAAACTATTTAAGGAGTTTTATAATATACTTAAAAATAATGAAACAATTAAAGAGTATTATGTAACATATTCTAATATTGAAAATAATAAGTTTGATGATATCTCTGACGCTACCAATTATTTGAGTGAGAGTATAGATTATCTTAAAACATTAGATAATGATTTCTCAATAGCTCACGATTTCATTTTAAAACATAAATCAGATAAGGTGTATGTAAAAGAAACATTATTGGAAAATATTGATGTTTTAACTAGAGATGTTAAATCTAATTTAATTGAGGGTAGGATGAATGCTAAGAAATATTTAGTATCTCATTTATTAACAAAGAAATCTGAAACAGATAATATTATTGAAGGGACTTTACCGATAAAAATTTATACTAATTTAATCGCTAAGAAGTTTAATAAAAAATATGAGAATTTAACTGAATGGGAAAAAGATTTAGTTAAAACAATGATAGGTAGCGATGAAAATAAATTATCTTCAATTGAAGAAAGTATCATAAAAGAAAACTTAGAATTGGTAAATAATAAAATAAACATTGGTGGTGAAGAAATAAAAGAAAAACTATCGAAAGTTAAATTGAAATTGGAATCGTATTCATCAACTGATAAGAAAGATAGTATAATTAAATTGATAAAATTAAAATCAGATTTGGAGACTATATGAAAAAAGTAAAATTAACCGAAGCTGATTTATATGAAATACAATCAATAAAAGATTCTATGTATTAAAAAATATTGACTTTTCCCGAAGATCAACAGGTAAAAACCCACACTAAATTTTTTTAGTTGTGGGTTTTTTAATTTAAAATTAATAATATATATTTGCTAAATGAGAGGGTTTGGAAATTTTAGGAAAAAATATTTAATTTGTGATGGTAATATAGATACCATATATCTAAGAGTTGATGACCTAAAATTTATTAGTCATTACTCTTTTAATTCACTTCATGATCATGGTTTAGTGGGTGAATATTTATTCGAAAACTATAAATTCACTAAATTTCAGTATTTAAAATACTATGAATATCAATTAGTTATAAAAAATAAATGTAAGGTTAGTGATTTATGGGAAAAATATTTTGGAAATTAGAAAAAAAAGTATTACATTTGTGACATGGATAATAATAAATTAAAAAGACTAAAAGAAATCCTTTCAATCCCATCGGTATCCGGTAGGGAAGAAATGGTTCGTAAATATATTGCGGATTGGGCTATGAATCGTAATATCCCTAATTATGTCGATAAAACAGGTAATATATACTTAACTAAGGGTGAGTCTGAGTATTACCCATGTATGGTTGCTCATATGGATACTGTTCATAAAATTGAATATGAAGGTATTGAAATTGTTGAGGAAACTTATTTAAGGACTAGAACTGATTATTCTTCAGTATGTGAAGGTCAACAAGTTCTTCGTGGTTATGTTAAAGGTAAACCACACACTAATGATAATAGAACTGGTTGTGGTGGTGATGATAAAGCCGGTATTTTCTTAGCTCTCGAAATAATGGATAAGTTTGATACTATGAAATGTGCTTTCTTTATTTCGGAAGAAATTGGTTGTATTGGTTCGAGAGAGGCGGATCCTGAGTTTTTTAAGGATGTCGCTTACACTATTCAACACGATTCACCTGAAAATGATACGATTTCTTGGTATTGTTCAGGTTATCAATTATTCAGTAGTAAATGGGCTAAACCTGGGGTTATAGTTGATGAAGAAACCGGTGAAGAAAGATTTGAGGGTAAAATTGGTGATTTATTATATAATCATGGTGTAAGGATATTCGCTAAACATCCTTTTACTGATGTTAGTCAATTAACTAAGAAATTTGACTTTGAGTGTATTAATTTACCTGCGGCTTACTATCAGTATCATACGTCAAATGAATGTGTTTTAATTGAAGGTATTGAAATCGCGTATGGTTTATCGGTATCGATCATTGAAAGATTGGGTAATGAAAAACAGGTGTTTGAGTGTCAAGATACTACATATACTTCTGGTAATGTAAATACCGACGCTTATGGGTATGGTGGGAATTCTATCGGAAGAAATCTTTCACAAGGAGAGATAATGGAGAGAGTTAAAAAATACTATAAAACTAAGTTTAATATGAGTGATAATGAGTTTAAATTTCTAGCGGATGGTATTCATTATTATATCGATGATTTTAAAGAGCTTAATAGTATTAACGAAATAATGGAAGAATATAAGGATTATTATTTAAATTAAAAGAAATTAAAAATATAACATAAATGAGTAAAGTTTATTTAGAACCAATCCAACATAAATATTTTAATAAAGATACAGGTGATCAATATATATCAATATCTGCAATCTTAGCTAAATATAAGGTTAAATTTGAGGAGGATAAAATCGCATCGGCTATAGCTAGACGTGATGGTAGGAAGAAAGAAGATATTATCTCTGAATGGAGAGCGATAAATAAAGAAGCTACCGATTTTGGAACATATAAAGTCCATAATCCAATTGAGGATTATATTAAGGCTAAAGGGTTTTATTTCCCAATAGATGATTATGAGAGGCAGGTAGTGGAGGCATTTAAAGGATTGGACTTATTAAAGGCTGAGACTATAATGGCTGAGGAGTGTTTATGGATTGATGATTATAAAGTTGCAGGGACATCTGATTTAGTATTAGATTATGGTAATTTCTTTGACATTAATGATTATAAATCTAATAAAAAACTAACTTATAAAAATGATTATGGTAATTGGATGAAAGGTTGTTTATCACATTTATCGGATTGTTCATATAACTCATACGCAATTCAACTAAGTTTTTATGCTTATATGTATGAATTACGCACCGGTAAAAAACTTAGGGAATTAAAGATATTATGGTGGAACAGGGAAACTATGAATTTTGATAAAGTACCTTTACCATATATGAAATATGAGATATTGGAAATATTAAAAGAAATTTAAAAAAAAAGAAATAAATTTGTAACATAATAAAAAATAAAAAATATGATTAGTATTACGGACATTAAAGAAAAGTATAAAGAGCAATTAAATATTGATCTTTTAGAATTGGTAAAAAAGTATGACCCATCAGCTCAGAATAAATCGAGTCAGTTTAAATATACTAAATGGTTGATATCTTGTACTGATGAGATTGAAAACCTTAAAAAGTCAATACTTGACGAATTTAGTGAATGGTTAGAGGATGACTTTAAGCAAGATTGTATGGCTTTTGATGGATTGGTGAAAGATGGATTTATTAAGGGTATTGATTCAGATATTTTTAAATATAAATCAATTGAATCGTTCAATGAAGTGTTAGAGGCTGCGAAACAGCAACGTGAATTAAAAAATAGGGAGAAAGAATTCTATAAATATTTTGAGGATGATGAATATATGATTGGAACTCCTTTAACATATGAAGCGTCATTAACATATGGATCTAACACTAAATGGTGTACAGCATCTAAAGATACGTCAAATCACTTCTATTCGTATTCAAAGAGTGTATTAATTTATTTTATCTCCAAGAAAAATCATCAAAAAGAAACTTATGGTATTTACCTACCTTTAGATAAATTGGGGAGTGATTTTGATAAATTAGATAGTAAAGGTAAAAAGTTCACCTCACTTCAAAAATATATTGAATTCTGGAATGTTCAAGATACTAAGACTGAAGTAAAAGATGTAATATTCGGTAATAGAACAAAGGAAATGTTTATTAACTTATATGACTCAGTTATAAAACATATTGAGGATAGACCTAATATTAAGGCTAAACCTTAATGATTGATAGTATTATAGAAAAATACCCTGACGAGAGTTTCCTTAAAGCCGATGGTTTTGACGAAGCTCTCATCGGAGTTGATCTGAATTCTATGAGATTAGTTTACTCTGTTTCAAAATGTATTGAAATCCTTCGCAGGGAGATGGATTATTTGGATGCTATTGAATACTTCGATTTTAATGTTTCAGGGGCTTACGTTGGGAAAAAAACCCTATTTGGGTTGATGACATTAGAGAGTGATGGTTTCATTACCATTTTTATTGTTATATTCTACAATTGAGTAAGAAAAACTAATATCTATTTTTGATGGGTTGATATCCACTCGGAACATTCTACTTACAACATTTGGGGATGCTTTATTTATACTTTCTTCTGATGGTTGTGGTAAAATAGTGTTTAAATATGTTGCTAACATATTTTCCCAATCATTGGTTATATTTATTATTTCTTTATCGATATTAACCATTCGGGGGAATCCATAATAATTTTTTCCACCTATGATAAGTTTTTCATAACTACCATCTAAATGTTCAGCGGATATTTCCTCATCATAGTCATCAATGCGACCATGTAGCATTATTTCAGTTATATTAAAACGTGAAATAATTTCTTTGGTTTTTTCACCCAATAATTTTTTAAGTTGTTCCTGTCTGGTATCAATATTTCTGGGGATAAACAATTTCTTATTCTGTTCTTCAGTTATAATAATTTTCATATTTAATCTATCGGGAAAAATTTATCATCATCCATTCCATCCTGATTAATTTCAACATAACCTACTTGAATGTCTTTTATTTTAAAACGTATTCCTACCACACCTAAAGATGTTACTTCTGAATCTAAAAATAGTGTGACTTCACCACTTGAGCTGTTATAAGAAGTCATTGATACTTCACCTAAAGTTGGTCCTTTATAAGATAGTTTTAATTTCTGATCTGAGTGATGTTCCTGTAACCATTCAAATAAATCTTTTTTTGATATCGAACCAAAAGGACTTTTTTTAATCTTTTCTTTCTCACCATCAATTATTTTCTGATACTCAATTTCACGTTCATCAATCTTTCTAGGGGTAAACAATTTCTTCTTAGATTCTTCATCTTCTAAAATAACTCTTTTAATTATATTGGTTAAATCCTGTTCAGTTAGTTTAATTTTTTCCATTATATATAAATATGTTGGACCATAAAAAAACCATCATTAAGATGGTTTTTAATTATTTTTATATAATAGGTGTTAATGATCCCAATTTGTATTTCTCTTCCATCCAGATTCTTATTAGATCCTGTATCTGTTCATAATTTAACGAATATTGAACCTCTAATAT